CCCCCCCCCTTACTTCCTTCCTTCCTTCCCCGCTGCCCCCCTCGATGGGGGGCTGTGGGGACCACTAACTACCTTCGGGGAACGCATGGCTTGCTACCATCCTATGCAGGGCTGGAAGTCCCGATCTCTAAATCCATCCGGCAAGCGCTCCATCACCTTCAATAAAAAATACGCGTTCTCGGATCTCCCTGTCACCGTTCCCTGCGGCCAATGCGTTGGCTGCCGATTGGAACGATCAAGACAATGGGCCATACGCTGTGCGCATGAGGCGGATATGTGGGAGACAAACTCCTTCATAACGTTGACCTACTCCGACGATCATCTGCCACCTAATGGCTCCCTCTTCCCAGAACACTTCACGCTGTTCATGAAAAAACTCCGGCACGAAAGTGCCAATAAGATCCGATTCTACATGTGTGGGGAATACGGCGAAAAATTCGGCCGACCCCACTACCATGCGTGTCTCTTCAACTATGACTTCCCCGATAAAGTCCCTGATTCCGAAAATCACATGGGACAAAAACTATACACCTCCGAATTGCTCTCTACTCTTTGGCCATATGGCCGACATGCAATTGGAGACGTAACATTCGAAAGCGCTGCCTATGTGGCGCGCTACATAATGAAAAAGATCAACGGCGAACAAGCCGATGAACACTATACACGCGATGAAATAGACCCCTTTACTGGAGAAATTAATACTATCTCAATACTTCCCGAATACACTCGAATGAGTCGCGGCGGTACTTCTAAACACAATAATCTCGGCGGAATAGGAAAACCTTGGTTTGATAAATACGGCGAAAATTCCGTTTACAATGACGACTCCGTCGTAATAAATGGACGGAAAATGCGACCGCCAAAATACTACGATCGTCAATACGAATTGACGTCAGAAAAACAAATGGCCAGAATTAAGGCTGTACGTAAGACAAAGGCCAAACAACACGAGGAAAACAACACACCAGCAAGACTTGCAACGCGAGAAACCGTGCAAACGAAAAAGCTTGAAAAGCTTAAACGCAACTTTGACGAGGGATAAAATGATACTGAAAATGTTCACAGTCTATGACTCGAAATCTGAAGCCTACTTGCCACCCATCTTCCACCGCTCACGCGGCGAGGCGCTTCGTGCCTTCGAGGCTACCGCCAACACCCCGGATCACCAATTCAATAAATACGCCGGGGATTTCACCTTCTTCGAACTCGGCGAATACAACGATTCTACAGGTGAGATCACTCAACTCCCGGCTAAGATTAACCTCGGCACTGCCTTGGAATTCATAGAAATCCAGCCGGTCAATCATCTAACTCAAGAAACAATGCAGTCCATATTGGACGAAACTCACAATAAACCTCATCACGAAAGCTGAAAAACATGGCTCTTCCCTCGGTAATGTCCCACAACTTCTCAGAAGTCCCCCGCGCTGAAATCCCCCGTAGTTCCTTCGACCGCTCCCACGGATACAAAACTACGTTCGATGCCGGGGATCTTGTCCCTATCTTCTGTGACGAGGCATTACCGGGGGATACCTTCAACCTCCGTATGAACGGCTTCGCCCGACTGGCGACTCCACTCCACCCGTTCATGGATAACGTGTATCTCAACACGTTCTTCTTCGCTGTCCCAATAAGGCTCCTTTGGGACAATTGGCACAAATTCAATGGTGCCCAGGACTCGCCCGGTGACTCAACTGATTATACTATTCCTCAAATGGACTCTGATCCTACTGGCTATGCTGTGGGCAGCCTCTATGATTACCTTGGTCTGCCTGTACAGCAATCCCAGTACTCCCACTCCGCGCTCCCTACACGCGCCTATTCACTCATCTGGAACGAATGGTTCCGCGATCAGAACCTACAATCCCCCGCTGTCGTTGATACCGATGACGGCGTCGATAACTACGCCCAATACATCCTCCGCAAACGCGGTAAACGACACGACTACTTCACCTCGGCCCTACCCTGGCCGCAAAAAGGCGACTCCGTAGACATTCCCCTGGGAACCCAGGCTCCCGTTCTCGGCATCGCCAAACTGGATCAAACCTACGACCTGGCGCAGCAGACCGTCTACGAAACCGGAGCTACCGGCTCACAAACTTGGCCAATAAATACCGCCCAGCTCATCGGCGATGGCCTTGGAAAACAAAACTTCGCTATCGAAGAAGATGTAAACAACGCCGGATTTCCCGGCATCTTCGCTGATCTCACTAATGCAACTGCTGCTACAATCAACCAGCTCCGCCAGGCTTTCCAAATCCAGAAAATCTACGAACGCGACGCTCGCGGCGGAACACGCTATACAGAAATCATCCGCGCTCACTTTGGCGTGACCTCACCCGATGCTCGCTTACAACGCCCCGAATACCTCGGTGGCGGACAATCCTCTATCAACGTGACTCCTATCCCCCAGACCTCCGAGGCTGGAACAACCGCCCAGGGCAACCTTGCCGCTATGGGCACGACCTCGATGTCCGGTCATGGCTTTACAAAATCCTTCACCGAACACTGCATCATTCTCGGGCTATGCTCAGCCCGTGCAGACCTTACCTATCAGCAGGGACTCAACCGTATGTGGTCCCGCTCTACTCGATGGGACTTCTACTGGCCAGCTCTCGCCCATATCGGCGAACAGGCCATCCTCAATAAAGAAATCTATCTTGACGCGTCCGCCAATGACGATCTCGTCTTTGGTTACCAGGAACGCTATGCGGAATATCGCTATAAACCGTCCCAGATTACGGGACAATTCCGCTCCATCTATGCAACGTCCCTCGATACCTGGCATCTCTCCCAGGACTTCTCTTCTCTGCCTGTCCTGGACTCAACCTTCATCGAAGAAGACCCCCCGATCGATCGGGTTATCGCTGTTCCCAGCGAACCTCACTTCATCTTCGACTCTTACTTCAATCTGAAATGCGCCCGGCCTATGCCGATATTCGGCGTCCCGGGCCAGATCGATCACTTCTAATGGGCATATTCTCCGCAATAGGCTCCGTCGTCGGCGCCGGTATCTCCTTCCTAGGCGGGCAACGGCAAAACGCCGCTAACCGCCAAATCTCCGGCGACCAAATGGCATTCCAGGAACGAATGTCCAATACCTCCTATCAGCGCTCTATGGCTGATATGCGAGCTGCTGGGTTAAATCCCATGCTCGCTTACAAACAAGGCGGGGCCTCTACGCCGGCTGGTGCCGGCATCCCCGCCGTCAACGAGCTCGAACCTGCTGTCTCTACTGCAATGCAGGTAAAGCGCCTCGGCGCTGAGCTCGAACAAATCGAATCCCAAACCAATAAAAATAAAGCCGACGCCGCTATGGCTCGGCAAGCCTCCGCGGAATCCTTCATGCGGGAACAAAAAATGATTCCCGAAACCAAAGCCGCTCACTCAATTGCGGCTACTGCCTCCGAACAAGCGCTCCAGGCGCAAATCCAAACCCACTCCGCTGCGGAGGCTTACAAAATACAACGCGCCCTGGGCGCCAGAGCTATAGAAGACGAAAAGTTCTTCAAAACGCCCCTAGGGCGCAAACTCCGTCAATTGGACCTAATAGGCCAATCTCTTAATCCCTTCGCCTCTGTGGCCGAAAAAGGCACCCGCACGGGTCGATCTAAACGCTGACCTTCTGGTCTCAACTAAAATGGAGAAAAAAATGGACCGCCAAGCATACTTACAGGCGCTAAAAACACACAAAGGCCCTCGTGAACGGCCTCGGATGTCAAAATCCTTCTCTGGACCATCACTTGCCAAGCAATCCTTCAAAAAAGAATGTGACATTAACCACATCATGTCCAAATATCTCAAAACTGGCCTCGTGAACCACGTAGCCAAATACAATGGCAAATACGGAGAAACCCTCCCCATCGACTTCGATTACCAGGACGCCTGCAACGCCGTCCTCGAAGCTCAAGAAATCTTCATGTCCGTACCTTCGGACCTCCGGCGGAAATTCAATAACGATCCCGCCGAATTCCTCTCATTCGTAAACGACCCCGCGAATGCGGAAGAAATGTACGAATTGGGGTTGGCTAACCGTCCCTCGTCGGACCCAACTCCAGACGGGCAAAAATCCCCCAGTGGTGAGCCCGTCGAACCTCCCGCGGACGTTGAAAACGTCCCCTCCTAGCTCGCTCTAGACGAGCTGCACAGTTAACCCTCCTTGATGTTAACTGTGCTGACTGACAGAAAAGGGCTCGATAATGAAATATCGCAAAAAACTTTCTAAGAAATCTTCGAAGAAGAATTTCACCAAAAACGCGATCAAAACTAATCGCAAAAACGCCACCCGCGACCGTCCAATGCGCGGTGGCATACGCTTATAATTATGGCAACGGGCGGGAGACTAGTGGCGCAATTATAACGCTACTTAATGGGGGAGGGGCCTGGCCCCCCCCCTTACTTCCTTCCTTCCTTCCCCGCTGCCCCCCTCGATGGGGGGCTGTGGGGACCACTAACTACCTTCGGGGAACGCATGGCTTGCTACCA